CTTTTTTTTATGGCAAAAATATCTTACGGAGTGTCTACCGAACTAGATGCTGTCAACTCAATCCTGATGAGCGTTGGAGAAACCCCAGTAAACACTTTAAATGTGCAGAGCCCCGAAGTGGTTATAGCACAAAATACTCTAAGGCAAGTCTGCCGTGAGATAGAAGCTGAGGGATGGTCATACAACACAGAGAATGAGTATCCAATAAATCTTGATGCAAATAAACAATGCATCATTCCAAATAATGTCTTACAAATAGACTTAAATATTTATCAACATGGTAAAGATTATGATGTAGTAAGACGTAGTGATAATGGTGTAATGAAAATATATGACAAAAAAGGTCATACATTCACCTTTGAAAATATGAATAAATTATATTTTGATATTGTTTGGATGATAGATTTTGAAGATCTACCCCAAGTATTTAAAGATTACATAACTGCTAGAGCTACTAGAATTGCATCAAATCGTATGGTTAATAACCCACAGTCAGCAAAATTACTAGAAGCTGACGAGGCTTTTGCAAGGGCAGCAGCATTAGAGTATGATGCTAGACAGGCAGATCATAATATTTTTAGTGATTATCAATATTGTCAAGATGCTAATACTACATATAGACCGTTCAAAGTACTTAGAAGAATGTAATGGCAACAGTAAATCAACGTATCCCAAACTTTCTAGGGGGTGTATCTCAACAACCAGATAAAATAAAATTTCCAGGACAGTTAAGGGTATGTAATAATGCTGTTCCAGATATAACATTTGGTCTTGAAAAACGCCCACCTGCAGAACTTATAAAAGTTTTAACAAATGCAACTGCTAGTGGACAATGGTTTGATATAATAAGAGACGGTGACGAAAAGTTTATATTTCAAATTACAGGTACAAATGCTTTTGCTTCAGGTCAAAAACCAATTAGAATATGGGATTTAAATACAGGTGTAGAACAGACCTTAACAAACGCACAAGGAGATTCACTGTTTCAATATCTAACAAGTGGTGGTAATAGTTATACAGTTACAACTATTCAAGATTATACCCTTATAGCAAATATAAATAAAAATGTTGCTAAATCCACAGCCACTACATTTCAAGCTATCAATAATGGTGATTATGCTTATGCAAGACTTGACACTGTAGCTTACAATACTGAGTATGTTTTATATCATACTACACCTCCTACTCCTAAAACTTACTATAGAGCAACCTCTGTAAAAGTAGATAGAATGAATGGTTTGACTGCAGAAGGGCCAACATGGAATGATAGTAATGCAGATCAATCAAAGTCTGGTACATTAACTTGGTCTTTCTCAGGTGGAGATGCACTCCAACTAAGTAGTTCATCAAATTCAAATTGCGAAGATATTGAAGGTAGTTTACAAGTTAACGGTAATAGCTATATTGCTAGTAACACAGCTAACTATGATGGTACTGGTACAGCTTCCGAGGATTTTTTAGGTTACACACAGGACTATGATGTACGTTATACAGCTACAGTTACTTTAACAGATGGTGGATTAATACGTGAAACTAATAAAGCAACCGCATTAAATAAATTTATAGATGTTAATATAGAAGGTATAATTTACCGTGTTTCTATTGAAGCTGTAGAACCAGTTATAACTTATAGAGATGTTACTGGAATTGCGTATTTTAAAACACCCAAAAATCCAGACAATGGCCCTCTCAGTATGCAGACCATTCTTAATGGTTTAAAAACTGCTGTTAACAGTTCTGTAAATAATGTTACAGCAGAAATTATTGGTAGTGGTTTATTTTTAACAGGATCAAACGCTTCAAGTGTAAACTTTCTTGGTGGTGCTGTTAATGAAAATATGAGTGTAATAGGTCAAAAAGTACAAGATATAAGTAGATTACCAGCAATGTGTAAACATGGTTATGTAGCTCAAGTTTCAAATACTGGTGAATTAGAAACAGACGATTACTATGTAAAGTTTGAAGCTACAAACGGAGATAAAGGAGTCGGTAGTTGGGAAGAATGTGTTAGACCACATAACTTTGCTAGTAATTTAAATATTAATTATACTTGGGGAACAGCAGCAAATGGTGATCTTACTATTTCCCAAGTCTCTGGTAATCATTCTTTTGAAGTTGGTCAAGAAGTGTACCTTACTTTTTCTGGAGCACAAAATGCATCTAGTATGCCACCTACTGATTACTACACAATAACGAGTGTAACAAATACAACTTTTAAAATAGGTGGTACTTATACAGCAAGTTTAAGTGGGTCTGGTTTAACTGTTACAGTTAGCACTGACCACATGCATGCTGGTTTTGAGCCATCAACTATGCCTCATGCTTTAATTAATAATAGAAACGGTACATTTACATTTGCTAAATTAGATTTTAGTACAGCTGCTGCTTTAGGTAATCAAAACTATTGGAAGGATAGAGAAGTAGGTGATAACACATCTAACCCTTTTCCAACAATAATAGGAAATCCAATACAAAAATTATTCTTCCATAGAAATAGGTTAGGTCTTATTTCTGGAGAACAAGTAGTTATGAGCCAGCCAGGGCAATATTTTAATTTATTTGTTGTATCTGCTATAACTGCAAGTGATGATAACCCTATTGATATAACTGTTTCAGATATAAAACCTGCATTTATAAATCACATCTTACCTATACAAAAAGGTATAATGATGTTTAGTGATAATGCTCAATTTTTATTATTTACAGAATCAGATATATTTAGTCCTAAAACTGCTAGGTTAAAAAAACTTTCTAGTTACGAATGTGATGCTAGTATTCAACCTGTGGATTTAGGAACGTCTGTATTATTTACATCAAATGTAGCTGGATTTGCTAGAGCTTTTGAAGTTACTATATTAGATGATGATGTACCTCCAAACATTATTGAACAAACTAGAGTAATACCAGAATTTTTACCAAAAACTATTGATATAGCTACTAATTCTACATCTATAGGTATTGTAAGTTATGCTGATAAAGGTGCAATTGCCAGTGATCAAACACTAAGTAGTAACATTTATCATTATAAATACTACAATGCAGGTAATCAAAGAGAGCAATCTGCGTGGTATACATGGACGGTAAGAGGTATACTACAACATATGAGTTATACAGGTGGTAACTTTTACACTATAACCAACCTTAATAATCAATATATGTTATCTAAACATGAGTATGTAGGAAACGCTAATGCAGTCAATTCATACCAATTAGGTACAGGATCTATACCTTTAAATGTCACTAGGCGTTTAGAACCTTGTTTAGATTTTTCAACTATACCAACAGCAATAGCACAAGATACTGCTAATAATCAAACACTCCTTACTTTACCTTTTGAACCTCCTCAATCAATAAGCCCAAATGATATAAAAGTTGTGTGTATTTCTGGAGATGATACTGCAGGTAATTCATTAGTTGGTAGTGTGTTTAGTGCAAGTGGTATAATAGGAGGTCAAAGTAAAATTGTTATACCTAAAGTATTAATTAGTGGAAGTGCAAAATTAGTTGTAGGTTACAAGTATGATACAACTATTGAGCTTCCAACATATTACTACAATACAGGACAGAACACCTACGATTTAAATGGAGACTTACGTATAGCAGGTATTAATTTTGAATTAGGAATATCTGGGCCTATGGAGTTTCATCTTACTTCACCGTTTAGTTATACAGATGCTAACGGTAACGTAACTAAAGATATTGATGATTACATACAATATGAAACTGGTATAATAACTGGTTTGTCTACTTTAAATACAGCACCTTCAGAATTAACTAAATCAGTACGAGTGCCTATACAACGCAAAAATGATAAATATAAATTACAAATAAAAGTAACAGACCCTTTTTCCATTGCTTTAATCTCAGCCAGCTGGGATGGCAATTATTCCAATAAACGACATGTACGAAGGTAAGTATATTCAGACTTGCACTCCAGAGTTAGCTCTAAGTGTAGGTCTGAACTTACGCTATGAAGATAGACGTGAGGCAGAAGAAACCTCTGGATTATGTGCTGAGGCTTCTATAATTGAATCTTTCTATAATTCAGCATATTCTGTATATTTTAAGGTTCCCAACGGCAAGGCTGCTGGAGTGGCGGGAGTGACTCCACAGAATGTTATATGGATGCTATGTACTGATGCTAGTACAGAATATCCACATACATTTGTGAAGGAAGCTAAACGCTGGGTAAACAGTTTACTCAATCCTTATTTATTTAATCAAGCAGATATGCGAAACGAATCACATATAAAATTACTAAAACTTTTAGGTTTCACCTTTGTCAACTACCATGTCTATAACAATGTACCTCTTATAACATTTATAAAACCATGTGTACGGTAGCAGCTTTAGCTATTGGTCTCGGTGGTGCTCAAGCTATTACTGGAATACAAGAACAGAATAGGCAACACCGTGCTCAGGTCGATGCCGTAAATCGTAGCAATGCGATGGCACGACAAAAATATATTAACGACATTACTATCTCAGCTTACAACGATCAACGTAAAGGTGAGGTATTTACAGCACAACTACAAGCTGATGCTGCAGCAAGGTCTGCATACTATCAGCAAAAGAACATTAACCAAATAGAACACAATAGAGCGTCAGAAGCAGCTCAGGCAGAGTTACGTGAAAAAGTAAACAAGACAATGTTTGAGAGTCAGACTAATTTAGCTAAGGCTATAAAGGCACAAGGCACTGTACTTGCTAGTGGACAACAAGCTGGTCAATCTATGATGTTGACTATTGACGATATTGAAAGAGAATACGGTATGGCATCTGCACAATTAGATGCAACCATATTTGATGCAACAAGGGCGTATGGTATCAAGCAGTTTGGTCTAGACTTAGATCATTATGCAGCTAATACAACAGCTTATAACGCTATATCTACATCTGCTCATGTAGCTCCAACCGCTTCGTTTATGACACAACGACCCATCGAACAGAAGGCTCCACCTAAACCTTCTCCACTTGGCCCAATACTCGGTGGTATATCTACTGGACTAGGGGCAGCTACAACTTTAGGTGGCGAAGATTATTTTAAAAACATGTTTAGCTAACTACGGTTATGACCTACTCAGGGAGTACAAACAACTCATCATATAGCAAGAGAGTTTACAACAAAAAAGATAGTAATGATCTTGCAGAATACGCTAAGGCGTTAGAATCACAAAGACAACAAACTGTCAAAGAGTTCAAAGCTGCATCTACGGATCAGCTAGGAGAACTTGATAGACAGGACAGTATACAAACCAGTAACGACAAATTTCAACTACAACAACTATCTAAGTTTAGTAATACATTAAATGACTTTCTAGATACAGCTGCTAAGACTGTAGGTAAAGGTTACATTGATGCCAAGCGTCAAGAAGGTGTAGAGCTATACAGAAGGTATGAAGCTGGTGACAAGGAAGCTATAGCAGAAGTAGAAGGTAACATACAACAGATAGAAGAGATAAACGAAAAAGTTAATTCTATGTCTAAAAAAATTAACGAATCTACGGAGGCGTTTTTAGATAGACAGAACCAAGAAAACATATCACTAAGAGATAAACTAAAAGCACTTAATGTTAGAAAGATGGGTGCTAATGTACGTTGGGGTTTTGTAAGAGCTCAACTACAGGAATCAGCTAAAGGATATAAAGCACATCTTATTGACGAGTTAAAAAATAATGAGAGTGCATTTACAACTAGAGATGGTACTGAATATAAAATAAATGATTACTATACAATTTTAAATGCCGATCATAAAGAA